TGGTAATTTTGCCGCGGCACATGCAGCAACAACAGCGCGAACAGCTGCCATTGTGTCCGGGTAAGGTTTACCGGGTCCAGCATCAACGTCTCCCCAAAGCGATCGGACCGCAGTGACGTTCGTCTGCTTACGCTCAGTAGCTTCCTTATAGGTGGCGCAGGCGTGATAGACGGTGTTGCCGGCACCGTCCATTTTAAGCATGAAGTCAGCAAGCTGCGCATTGCTGGTGAAGAAGTAGTTGCGTTTGGTATGGTGGATAAATGCGCATCGGTAACCTTCATCGGGCAGTATCAAATCGAGGAAGGCGAGCGTGGTCATGTCGCAATTTTTCTATGTAAGCGGGCCGTTCAAAGTGACTGATGGCAAAGGGCACAGGGAGCCCTTTTTCTTTTTCTATTAGTTTTTCTAGCAAGTTCAGCTCGGCCAGGAATTTTTCGTTTCGGGGACCATGGGGATTCGTTCCGAATAAGACCCAGTTGCGGACAGTGGGGTAAGACCGATCGAACCATTTGGCGAGATCGGCGACCGTCATCCTGCCATTTCGCATGCACCACTTCAAACGGGCCTGGGTACTCATGTGATTGGCTTTATGGCGGCGGCAATATCGGCCTGGAAGTCGCTTGGCGGCGGTGTCGGATCGGCAATCCCGAATTGTGGCTCGGATTTAGGTGGCCCGGCAGGCTGACCTTGGGAGGGGGCTGCCGGGCCGCTCGGCGCCTGCGGCGACGCCGAGATCCGCGCAGGACGGCCACGCTTGCGCGCAGGAGGCTCACCGGCGGGGACTGGTTGTGACCGCGGTGACTGTACGGGCGTGGCGGCTTGCGCAAACGCTGGGGCATTTACGGGCTGCTGTGGGGCTGCCGGCGGCGGGACAAAGGTTACCGCCGGGGCGCCGCCATTGGTTGGTGATGGCAAGGGCGTCGATGCCGTCCGCGGCTTGTCGTTACGGCCAACCAGGCTGTCGGTCGAATGGGCCTGCCAGATCTGGTCCTGCAGCCGGGCGATGCGCTGATCGATCAGATCGAGGTGGTGGAATTGCAGGATGCCGATCGCCTCTGGTTGGAAATAAATCCTAGTAATCACATCGGTCGGGTCCATGGGGCGGGCGCCCAATGTGTGCCGCATGACCTTCTCGACATAGCCGCCCCAATTGCGGTGGCTCGAGCCTTTGAGCCTCAAAAGGAATACCATGTCGTTATTGAGCATCGGCACCACGAAGGCGAGTTTCTTAACGTCGTCGCAGGCCTTGACCCGATTTCCGAGTGGATTGACCTTCGAACCCCAAACGTTTTGAGGGCAGGTAGCGCATGTATCGTTCTGCGGCTTGCTGGCAGAGACTGATGGCGCCACGCCGTTGTCCGACCAGCAATCCGGAGGGGTGAATATCGCTTGGCCGGGCGAGTACGGGGTAGCGTAAAAGACTTTACTCATCACTTGGTTAACATCGACCAGGACGACATCAAGATAAACGCCCTGCGGGCTACCTTGCGCCGGCAAAACCTCGCCGGTCTGCGAGTTCACGTAAGTGATGATCGGACCATAAGTCGGCGGCTCATAAGACGCGCCGGCAGTGTCATACAGCGTGAACTTTTGTGCTTCGATCGAGATGTAAGGCACCGGCGGGGAGCCCATGCCTTCGATCGACTGCACGCCCAGCTGACGGCGATCGCCGGCGAGATAATTCGGGGCGGGTAATTTTTCTTCAGTCATTGTTTGCCTCTGTTGCTGCTTTGATAAATTCCGCTGCGACTTGCGGGACGATCGCGTTGCCGTAGGCGCGGAGGCGTCCCACTCGGCCGGGTATCCCATGAGCCAGCAGGAATGTGCCGGGTTCAACTGGCCGCGCCTTTCCATCTTTGCAATCCAGCCACCAAGCATCAGTCCATTCGTGGCATTTCCCAATAAGTGCGCCATTGAACTTAATGCCATTCTGCGTTTCTCCGATGGATTGGCGTTGCTCGCATCGTCCTCCAGCGGCGTCGGCCACGCCGCCAGTTGCACCTGATGATCCAGCACCGTCACCGACTGCCCGCACGCCAAGCCTTCCTTGCGCTTGAGCGCCTGCTCCGGCGTCCCGCCCGGCGCACTCGCGTTCGGCGTTGCCCAACTCGCCATCCTGCTCGCATCCAGCAATGTCGTTCCCTGATTGCCGGTCTTCATGTAGCCGTGTCGGGCGCTCGACCGCGCATCCTCCTTCACCGGACTTGGCCACGAACCAAAGGCGCTGCCTGATGTGCGGCGCGCCGACGCCGCAAGCTGGTAATACGGCCGCCCCGCAGGCGTAGCCTTCCGCCTCCAGATCAGAGAAAACAGCGTCGAGCCAGCCCCATCCAATCGCCGCCTCAACTTGCTCTCCAAAGACTCTTGCAGGTCTGCACTCGCGGATGAGAGAAAACCACGCAGGCCACAAATGACGCTCGTCATCGGCACCCTTGCCCTTGCCGGCGGCAGAAAAGGGCTGGCAGGGACAGGAACCTGTCCAAACAGGTCCAGCGTATCCGCACAGCGATAAGGCGTAGTCCCAACCGCCGATCCCTGCGAAGAAGTGGCATCGCTCGTATCCCCGCACGTCGTCGGGGAAAACATCGACAATCGATCGGTCATCGATCTTCCCTACAGTGATGCAGCCAGCATCCATCAAGTTGGATAGCCAGTCGCAGCAATAGGAATCAATTTCATTATAGAATGCACGCATCTTACGCCTTGCGAAACCTGACCACGGTCTCGAAGTTAACCGCGAGTCCCGGCGGAACCACACCATTGGGGTTTACTTCCGATTTTGATTTGTCGATCACCAATTTCAACGCTTCCTTGCCGACATTGGCGGTGAGGAGATCCTTGCCGATATCGTCATAATTGCGGAGGCAATACTGGTGGAACATCCACTTGTTCAAGCATTTTACCTGCATGGTTTGCTCTTTGTATGCGGTGCCGGCATCGGTGTTGGAGTGCTCGGCATTGCGCTCGATCAGGCGCCGCAGCATTTCGTTCTCGAGCGTCTTCATCTGTTCTTTGAACGGCGCGATGGTGGCGTCAAAATCCTTGGTCATGGCGGCGACCTTGTCACGGCGCGTGATGTAGGATTCGATGATCGTCAAATCAGTTGGTTGCTCTGGCTTGTTCATAACGTCTTATCCTTGATCCACTTGAGCATCACGCCTTGGAGGGATTCCGCTTTCTCGACTCTTCTAAAAATCTCTCGCTCAAGGTTCGTCGAGCAGAATTGCACGATAGTGACGGGAAAGCGCTGACCAGGCCGATGTGCTCTGCGATTGCCTTGCAGCCACAGCTCAGCTTTATCTGTCGGGCCGTACCAGACCACTGTAGTGGCAGCGGCAAACTGGTTGATGCCGTGAGCCACTGCCTGCGGGTCGCAAACCGCGACTCTAATCTTTTCATCCGCTCGGAAGGCAGCAATGAATTTCTCCCTGTCTTTGATCGGCACTTCGCCATTGATCTTGATGACGCCGTGGCCTTCCTTGGCTAGATGATCAACTAGCATATTGATCACACTGGTCAAGGGTACCATGACTAACACTTTGCGGGTGGCAGTTTCAATGAGCTCCTCGAGCGCCGCCAATCGCGGGCCGGCATCGATCGCGTGGGCCTGGTGCTCGTGGTCGTAAACCGCGCCCTGGACGATCTGCAAGGCTTTGGCCCTGGCCGCGGCCTCGTTGGCCGGCGTGATGCCGGCGCCGTCGAGCTCGAGGTGCAGCTCGCGCTTGAGCTCGCGCAATAGCTTATCCTGAACGGTAGTAAGCGGGATCTCGCGCTGCTGCACGGTGCAGGGCGGGCCATCCCAGATCTCCTCGATAGCGAAGCGGATCGCAGGCTGCAGCAGCTTGGCCGCCGCTTCATAGGAGCCGTGCGCCGGCAACCACTTGAACCGCGAGACTTGCACCATGGTGCGGCGGTGGAAGTCGGTATACGACTCGCCGCCGGCATTGTTCACAAGTCGCGCCAATCCATAAGCGTCGGTAGGCGCATTAGGGACGGGGGTGCCGGTGAGCAGCCATAAATACGGCATTCGCGCGGCCTGATACAGTACGCTTGCCACGCGATGACGGCCAGTTCGTCGATCCCGATAAACTGATGCTTCGTCCACGATCGATATTTTGATGTCGTGCCGGTTATACAAGTCGGCAGAGAGTCCCCCGAGGTCAAAACGGCGTCGGAGCTTGGCGCCGACTTTAAGACCATCGGGATTAATAATATAAAAGTCGGCAGGCTCCGCCAGTTGCTCACGACGTTTCTCCCCATCCCCGTGGTGAATGATCTGATAGCTTCGTCGCGTCATGAAATTCGAAAACAGCGCATCGGCCCAAACCCGTTGCAGCGTATTAAGCGGCGCATTGATCAGGCAGCGGCACTGGCTCGGCGGGTATTGCTGCATGATGAAATCTGCAGCCCACAGCGCAGCCAACGTCTTCATCGTGCCCATGTCGCTAAGATTGAACGAGCGGGCGTGCAGCACCAGAAAGTTCGCCATCAGCTTCTGGGCCGCAGTCGGATGGTCAATATCAGGTCCATGTGGCCAGTCGTAGAATTCCATGACTGGCGCCACAGGCAGATTGAACCGCCGTAATAGCTGACTGTTGTAGAGAGTACGCGGTACAGCAATTGCGTCAAAACGAATGCGGTACGCAGTTTTAATCGAATTAAGTACATGGCGATAAACTGCGTCATCATAGCCTCGATAGACCAGATTATTCCGGTATAGATAGAATTCAGGTTGCATAGGGTTGGATCGAATAGGTTGAGCCAGGGCCGCCGGTGCCCTTGATCTGGATGCCGTGCGGGCGCAGCCAGCGCTCGTTCATTTGTTTGATGTGAACCGCTAACACATTATCCCACAGCGGGCCGCCATCAGGACGATCGTGATAAACCGCGTTCATCAAGTCGCGTCGGGTGATGTCGTGAGATTTTCGCACCACGTCATAGATGCGTTGCTTGACTTCCGGCATGCGGATTGCCGGCGGGATTATTTGGCCGCAGCAGGAGCAGATTCTAGGAGCCATATGGCCATTCCTTTAATGATTTCTTCACTTGTTCCGATAAAAGCCAGTCCTCCAGATCCGAAAATGGTATCGATCGTGTGGCGCTGTCTTGCCGTAAATGCAGATGGTTTATAGCCTTCTTTTTTAACTTCGATTCCAACGAAGCGACCCCTAACACAAGCAAGGCAGTCGATCGTGGAGGCACCATAGCCAGTTTGAACCGGCCAAAACTGATAAGCACCAATCTGCGATAGATATTTTTTAACCTTCGATTTCTCATAGCCTTCCGGCGTCACTGCCGTGTCTCCGTGCTCGGTGCCGTGGGCGTGCCGAATTCCACCTCCGTCGCCATCGACAGATCCATGACCGCCTTGATTAGCGGCAACGGGATGTAAAGCGAATCGGTCAGCACCATGCCGATCGACCTCACGCCATGGACGAAGCTCGGCAGATTAAAATCGGGCGGCTTGCGGAAGTTAACCCACGAGCCGTCCGTAAACAGGATTTTGATTTGCTCGTTCGCCACTAGAAACCTCAAATGATTTCTTCTGAAATCCCGAATTCATACAAACGACGCTCAAGCATTTCCAAATCATCGCTGATATGCTCGTCGCAGCCGATGATAAGGTAATATTGGCCGCACGCTTTGGCAGATGCAGACCAATGGTCTTGCATACATTCGATATACAAACCGCCCTCGTAAACAAATCCATGCGCTGGCGGCTGATCTTCCCAACGGGCATCGGAAAGTTCAATGCCGAGATTCGTTGACAAGTGTTTGCTTTGCTGGAATTCCTCAAAAGACTTCATTTGATTCTCCCAAGGTCTAGAATAACTATAATAATGACAACAATGGCAATGTCAACTACTTTGTTCTATTGAATTCACACTGTTTTACCGGGCAAAACCCGCACATCGGCCCCTGCCGAGCCGGCCAAGAACCGCTATTGACTGAAAACTTGACATCATGCATGCGCGAGTCGATCTCGGCCCAGGTAGTCTCAATGTCAGTCAGGTCATGCTTAGCGCCGAGCTTGCCGGCCGGTCCCTCGCCGAGCCAGACATACCAGCCCCAGATCTGACGAACATCGGGGTTGCGCGCCTGCGCCAACACGGCCTGGCAACGCAGCTCGAAATTATCCTCGCGTACCTTCCCCGTTTTCCAATCAAACAAACGCAATGTCGAATCGCCGGGCGTCACCACCACGTCAGCTTTGCCGCGGCCATAACAATCATCGTCAAAGAAATCACAAGGCGAGCCGTCTTCGCGGACGGCAAGCTTTACTTCCGTCTCAACGGGCTGACCGGCGAAGGCGCTCGCCCACGGGGCAAACCGGCTGACCTCGCCCTCGAGCGGCTCGCTCTTTGCGATGGCTTTGTCGAGGGCCGCATGGACCGTGTTCCCCCACCGAAGCGCCGCGGTGTCTTCATGTTTGACATCCTTTGCAACATACTTGTGGAACGCTCGCTTGCGACAGATCTGATAGTCGTTGAGGAACGAGTAGGACCATTTAGGAATCACTGGCTGCGCCATTAGTTGCCATCGCCTTCTGATCCAAGCAACGGCAATTGACCACCACCATTCAATTCGAAGATCGGCAATGCGAGTTGCAATTTGTCGGTCTGTTGATCGGCAATTTCTACAAGCGCGCGAAACGGACTGCGAAAGCGCCGGGTTGACGGTAGCAACTGATTATAGTTTTGCCAGCGTGCAGCGTGATAACCAAACATCCAGAACTTGTAACCGCGCAATCCTTCCCACGCTTTCGTCTCGGCGTCGGCCATCGCCGCTATGATCCGTTCGTCCATCACTGGCTGCGCCATTCCTCAAAATCCTGCTCTGCTATATGGCAAAGAAAATCGCAGGCCGGCTGCAACGGATCATCAGTCGGGTGACCCTCTTCTATCTCATCAATGAAGGCCCGCTCGCCGTCGATACGACAAAGCCGCACGTCTAGTTCGCGCGATAGCTTGGCCATGCGCTCAAACTTTTCGGGGAAATGCTTACGAACCAACGCCCAATAGCTAGGACTTGTCGCCTTCACACAAGGGATGCAGTTGTTGTTGCGGAAACCAAGCGAATAAAGCACCGGTGGCTTAATGCCTGCCCGCTCAAGCATTGCGAGACACGCCACCTTAGTAAGCCCGCGGTCGATCAGCGGTGTTTCAACCAACAACTCTGGATAATGATCTCGCAACCGCTTGGCTCGTGCAACATCAGGGCCGTCCGCTGTATAACCAAACACATGAATGTCATGCGGGCTCGCAAAGGCAAGGCGCGGCTTGACTTTCAATTCCACAGTGCATCGCGCCCCGTCAATACCGGCGAGCCATCTAGTTTTTTCCCAGACATCCCACGTGTTCTCATACTCGTCTGACTTGAGTATGCGAATAGCCGAACGGCCAAACCAGATCCGGCAACCCTCCATGAAGCGGGCATTGTCAGGATGCTCGGCGCCAGTGTCGCAATAGACCGGCTGCGCATCCGTTAGCTTAACCGCAACGGCCGACGCCGCTCCGCAAGAGAACCAGCCAATCTTCTGCATCACTTGGCTTGCCATGGATAGATGACCTCGACTTCCTCGTCGGTCTGCAATGAAAGCCGCTGCATGATCCCAGGCGATAGATCGCAGCATCTGCCGGTCTCGGCTGCCGGCCCCCAATCTGCCGGATGAGCGGTCACGTGCTTGCCGGTTCGCGGATTGAGAATGCGGGCGACCTTCTTGCCGGCCAATTCCTTCTTGCTGAATTGCTGATAGTCCCAACGCAT